TACTGGACCGCAAGGAGTTCAAGGAGCGGCTAGTTCAATTGCAGGATTTCAAGGCAGACAAGGAGTTCAAGGTCCACAGGGTCCACAGGGAGCACAGGGGGCAGTTGGTGCTACTGGTCCTCAAGGAGTACAAGGAGCGGCTAGCAATGTGGTAACTGAAGTTACAGCACTAGGAGTTAATACTATAGCAGGAACAACAGGAGAAATAAGAGCAACTGGACAAATTACTGCATATTATTCTGATAAAAGATTAAAACAAGTTTTAGGAAATGTTGACAATTGTTTAGAAAAGATAAGTAAAATACATGGTGTATATTACGAACAAAACGAATTAGCTAATTCATTTGGATATAAAGACTCTTCAAGACAAATAGGATTTATAGCACAAGAAATACAAGAAGTGCTACCAGAAGCAGTAAAAATTGCCCCTTTTGATTCTAATAAATATGGACATAGTATTTCTGGAGAAAAATATTTAACCGTACTATACTCAAAAATAGTACCGTTATTAATAGAAGCATTAAAAGAACAGAAAATACAGATAGATGAACTAAAAACAAAAAATTGAGGAATATTATGAAAGGTGAATGGTGTTATTTTAAATCATATTTTGATAAAGATACTTGCGAAAAAATAATCAGAGATGTTCAATCCATTCCATCACAAGATGCTCTTGTTGGTAATATCGATGCTTTCGCTGATTATAAAAATAGAAGAAGTAAAATAAAATTTATTCATAGTTCAAATTGGAGATTTGCGTATATATTTGATGCATTATGGAAAGCAGCAATAAGTGCAAATAATGATTTTTTTGACATACACATTACTAGATTAAATTTCATTCAATTCGCAGAATATAGTCACGAAGACCAAGGAGAATATAAAAACCATCACGACGTTTTTTGGTTAAACAATGATCCCGTTTATCATAGAAAACTTTCTTGTGTAATCCAACTATCAGACTCTACTGAATATGAAGGTGGAGATTTTGAGTTAGTAGATGTATCAACATATCCTGATGCTTCTGAGATTAGGCAACAAGGATCGACTATATTTTTTCCTTCATTTTTTACACATAGAGCAAATCCAGTAATAAGAGGAACTAGATATAGTATTGCTGCATGGTTTGAAGGTCCGAAATGGAGATAATATGCACCCAACCATACATTATAATGAACCGTTTGATTATTACATTATAGATGATTTTTTAGAACCATCTATCGCAAAAAAGATATCAGAAGAATTTATCCCATTTGAATCCACACATTGGTTCGATTATAATAATCCATTAGAAATAAAAAAAACTTTAAACAATTGGTATCATTTTCCAGAAACCACTTATAAGTTTTTTTCTTATCTAAATTCAAAAGAATTCGTAGAAATAATTCAAAATATAACAAAAACAAATAATCTATATACTGATATCGGATTACATGGTGCTGGCTGGCACATTCATGGTAACGGTGGGAAATTGAATGTACATCTAGATTATTCAATTCACCCAAAATTAAAATTACAAAGAAAATATAATTTTATAATATATCTATCACAGGAATGGGATCCAAAATGGGGAGGCAATTTAGAATTTTGGTCACACGATTTTCTAAACAAAAAACCAAAAGAAAAAATTGCCCAAGTGGATTGTATATTCAATAGAGCAGTAATTTTTGACACTACCAAAAATTCTTGGCATGGGTTTAACGATCCCATAACTTGCCCAAATAATACATATAGAAAAAGTATTGCTTGTTATTACCTAACTGACCCAGAAGAAATCACAGAGGAACGATACAGAGCATTATATTCAGCATCAAAATCTCAAGAGAATGATAGAAACATTGAACAATTGATTAAAAATAGAAGTAAATTATGAATAAAAAATGTAAAATTGTTATGATTACCATGTTTAAGAATGAAGCAAGATCCATAGAAAGAATGCTAAATTCTTGTTTACCTTTTGTAGATTACTATGTTCTTCAGAACAACGGATCGACAGACGGTTCCGATCAAATAGTAAAAGATTTCTTGATTAATAACGAGTTATCCGGAACTTTATATGATGTAGAAGAAGGTTGGGTTGGATTTGGATGGAATAGAGATCATTTAATTCAAACATGTCAAGATATTGATCATGGATGTGATTGGATTTTAAAGATGGATTGCGACGAAGTTTTGGAGATTGATGAAGATTTTGACTGGGATTTAATATCAGATACTTCTATCCAAGCGTTCCACATTCCAGCGGTAAGTGGGAGTTGTGTATATTACAGAGCATGGATGTGGAATGCAAAACTTCCTTGGAGATTTAATCATGATACTTGTCATGAAACAATTTACTGCGAAATTCCAGAAATTGATAAAAATTTTATATGTAAGGATTTACCTAAATCATTTAGACAAGTTGGATATAATGAAGGGCAAAGTTGGTCGGTTCCAACAAAATTTATAACAGATTCTCTAATATTAGAAGAAAAAATGATTAGAGAAAACACTATTCATAGTGATATATATCATTTTTGGTATATTGGAAAAAGTTATGCTGACGCATACCCTTCAACCGCATTTCCTCTTGGAAACAATCAACAAAAAGAGTATGCTAGAAGGTGCATCTATTATTTTACAGAATATTTAAATTTGATGCACGATTTTGATAAGACCAAAAAAGCAAAGTTTGTAGACGAAACTTCTTACATGTCACTAATTTTAATGGCAGAGGCATATATATTCTTAAATAAAGAAGACAACGCAATAGAGTGTTATATTCTTGCAGAATCTTTTGCTCCAAAAAGAAATGATCATCTTTTTGGATTAGCAAGAATTTATAAACGTTTGAAGCAATATGAAGAAATGTTACAAATCACTTCTGTAATGATTAACCCAGAAAGAAAAAACCCTTTCCCAGAATATTGTAATTTTATAGATTCTTCTTTATATATCAATGAAGAAAATAATGTCGTAGAAGAACTTCATAATTTTGCATTATCACATAATACAAAAGAACAACATATTCCATTACCATTTTATATAAATTTAAATAAAGATAAAAATTTATTTGTAGTTGATAATTTTTATACCAATCCAGATGATGTCAGAGATTTTGCATTAAATTTTGTTGAATATAAAGAAGATTTAAATTGGTATAAAGGGTTAAGATCTACAGTAACATATAGACCAGATGGTATAAAAGAAGCATTTGAAGAAATAATAGGAAAAAAGATTTATAATTTCGAAGAACACGGATTTAATGGAGTTTTTCAGATAACAAGCGCAAAAGATCCCCAAGTATATCATTATGATGCACAAAAATGGGCAGCAATGATATATTTAACCCCAAATTCTCCGCTAGAAAGCGGAACAAGAACCCATAGATCCAAATTAAACGGAACAAAACACGCATCAGAACCAAACGTTGATTTTGCATTTAATGGCAATTTCTATGACAGCACTAAATTTGAAATTATTGATAATGTGGGGAATATATACAATAGATTAGTAATAATGGATGCTCAAAATATCCATTCTGCTGGTCCATATTTTGGCTCTGCTATTCATGATAGTAGATTAACTCATTTATTTTTCTTCGATTAATTATGAAATTTAGCATTATAACCCCAGAACATAATAAAAATAATCCGTATTTGATGGAATTGTTCGAATCCATAGAAAACCAAACTTATGAAAATTGGGAATGGGTAATATTATTAAATAATGGTTGCGAATTCGAAGACCTTCCAGAACAAATTTTATACCATGATAAAGTAAATGTATACAAACTAGAAGAAACCAATTCAAATATTGGATTTATAAAAAATAAAGCATTTCATCTTGGGTCCGGAGATGTTTTAGTAGAAGTTGATCATGATGATATATTAATAGAAAATTGTTTAGAAAAATTATACGAAGTATATCAAGATGAAAACATGGGATTCGTATATAGCGATAATGCCGTCTTACATATGACCGATGAATTTTCCCCATATGACGCAAATCAAGGGTGGGAATATTCTATTTATAATTGGAAAGGTCGAGATTTAATTTCTATGAAAAGTTTCGAACCATCTTCTCAAAGTTTAGGTTATATTTGGTATGCTCCAGATCATGTCAGATCTTGGAGGTCTAATGTCTATAAAGAAATTGGAGGACACAATCCAGAATTATCAGTATGCGATGATCATGAATTATGTATTAGAACATATCTACACACTAAAATGAAAAGAATTCCGGAAGTTCTTTATATCTATAGAATTACCGGGGAAAATACTTGGTTGGAAAGAAATCAAGAAATACAACAAAAAACAATAGAATTATTCAATAATTATATTCAACTTTTAGCAGAAAAAGATTGCGAAGAAAAAGGATTATTGAAAATTGATTTGGGAGGGGGTTTAAATCCGTATAAAGATTATAAAACCGTTGATATCACAGAATCTGCGGATTTTCAATACGATTTAAATGAAGGGATACCGTTACCAGATAATAGCGTAGGAGTTATCAATGCCAGTCATATATTAGAACATTTAAAAGATCCTATCAAATCTATGAGCGAAATTCATAGGGTGTTATGTCATGGTGGATGGGCTTTTATAGAAATTCCAAGCACGGATGGAAGAGGAGCATTCCAAGACCCCACACATGTAAGTTTCTGGAACGAAAATAGTTTTTTATATTATACCGATAAATATCTTGCTAATTTTATAAATAATAAATATATAAGATTTCAAGAATATTATAAACAAACATATTTTCCAAATGAATGGTTACAACAAATAAATGTTTGTGTTACTTCCGCATATTTAACAGTTATTAAAGACGATTCTATCCGATACCCCGGATTTTTAAAAATATAAATACTAATATAAACAACTTATAGGTATCAATATGCCAAAATACAATCAATCAAACGTTTCAGGAGAATTGTGGAGAAGATCTCCTCAAATAATTTGTTATAATAATTATAATCAAAATCCAGTAATACTTTTTGATGAAGAAGATATAATAGTATTGAATAATGGAGAATTTGCATCCAATAGAATCCAGTCAAAATTACATCAAGAATTTAATTCTGATAACGCTAATACTGCATTTGAGTTGAGAAACCCGGAAACAGAAGAATATATAGGAACATTTGCAACATACAAAGATTTATACGTATTAATGTATTCTTTATATTTTCATTTGGCAAAGGAGAGAGACAAAGGACCACAACCATATCCAAGTTGGATATGGAACGACCAAACTAATTCGTGGGATGCTCCTATCCCAAAACCGGAAGATGGACAAGAATATTATTGGGATGAAAGTTCTCAAGAATGGGTTATCGTTGCATAAGGAGAACTCATCATGACAATGGTAGCGAGTGGATATATTGAATTAGGTCCAAACGCAGCAGCAGCTACACCAAACACCTCAATTGGAACAGAGTTAAAAAGAACTGCATATGCGTCAACAAACTTAACAGAAACAGATTGTAGATATTTAGGTGGAATCAACACAGGACAAATAGGGTTTTCTAATTTTTATTCAAAATATGTGATACAAGGACAAACTTTTGCAACTAGCACCAGTGGAAATTGGACAGTGCCAACAGGAGTTTATTATGTCAGCATATTATGTATTGGCGCTGGCGGCGGAGGTGCAGCGCTTTCTGGAAGCACCACTTATTCTGGAGGCGGAGGTGCATTATCATATACAAATAACATACCAGTAACACCAGGAGAAGTTTTATCATATGTTGCAGCACCTATAACCGCAAGACAAGCGCAAGGAGGAACGTCTTCTGTTTCTAGGGGGGCAACTGTTCTTGTAAGTGCTGCTGGAGGAAGCCAATATGCAACAGGAGGTCAAGCTTCTGCTGGAGTTGGATCTGTTAAATATTCTGGAGGAAATGGGAATTCTTATACAGGTATAGGATCTGCTGGCGGTGGAGGTGCAGCCGGATATTCTGGAGTTGGAGGAACCGGAGGAAACCCATCCACACAAGCGGGAACTGCTGGATCTGGAGGAGGTGGCGGAGGTGGCGGAGGGTCGTCTTCATTCAGTACTGGTGGAGGCGGAGGAGGAGTAGGGAATATCGGAGAAGGACCAAGTGGTGCTGCTAGTGGGACAAACGGAGGAGCAGGAAAGGGCGGTTCCTATGGAACAGATGGAGTTGGTGGATTTCTTTTAGGTGGTGCTGGTGGAGGATATGGTGGAGGCGGTGGAAGTGATACAACAGGAACCGGTGGTGCTGGTCTGGTAAGGTTTATGTGGGGAGTAAACAGATATTACCCATCAACAAATACTGGAGTATTATAAATATTAATTAAAAAGAAGAATCTCCAAAATATTTACTACAACCTTTTATAAACAATTCTGCTGGTTTAATAGAACTATTAGAATCAGACCCCCCTAATAAATTAATAGAATAACTTCTAAATTTCCTCCCTATCCTCGTTTTATAAATAATAGTATAATTAACCGAGGATAGGGAATCGGAATGTCAACTAAAAATTTTATCACTAAGCATGGTATAGATGTCAATTATAAGGTGTGTATCGATGATTAAATACTCATATAAAATAACAAAATTTAACATAAATCCAGATTCTAAACAACTAACTTCTGTTGAGTGGTGGTATGTCGGTAAAGAAAACGATTGTAAATATGAAATTTATAACGTAACGCAATTAGACGTCAAAGGGAAAAAGTTTATTCCCCTAGAAAATTTACAAGAAAAAGAAGTAATTAAATTCATTGAAAGTTCTTTAGACAAAGAATATATTAAATCAATGAAAGAAGTTATTACAATGGAAATCGATAAACAAAAAACTCCAGAAACAGTATCAATAACACCACCTTGGATAGAAAATGTCTAACGTATCAACAAGAGACGAATTAAAAGATTATTGTTTAAGAAGACTTGGCTTTCCAGTAATTGAGATAAATGTATCTGAAGAGCAAATTGAGGATCGTTTGTCTGATTGTATGCAGTTTTACATTGATTATCATTATGATGCAACTTCTAAAGCATATTATAAACACACAATAACTCAAGAAGATATTGAAAATAGATATATAACGGTTCCAGATTCATTAATTGGGGTTACTAGAATATTACCGCTGAACAATTTGCTGAGTAAGTCGTATATGTGGGATATTCGGTATCAACTAATCCTCAACAACCTTTGGGATTTAACCTCTACTTCTATGGTTCCGTATACTATAGCAATGCAACATATTCGCGGATTAGAAATGTTGTTTAACGGCGAAATTCCCATAAGGTTTCAAAGACATCAAAATAAAGTTAAGATTGATATGGGTTGGGGTACTGAACAATGTCCAGAAGGAACCGTTATTGTTATTGAAGGATACCAAATAATAGACCCAGAAGAATACTCCGACGTGTTTAACGACCGTTGGATTAAAAGGTATTCTACAGCATTGATAAAACGTCAGTGGGGAGAAAATATGAAGAAATTCGGGCAAATTTCTCTACCGGGTGGCGTTACTTTAAATGGGGATAGAATATATCAAGAAGCAGTTGATGAAATTTCAACACTAGAAAACGAAATGTTGGTTAAATATTCAGAACCGCCAGAATTCATGATTGGGTAGAAAATAATGCCAACAAACCCATATTTCGATTTCTATAAGAATAGACCAGAACAAAACCTCGTAGAAGATTTAATTCACGAGGCAGTTAAGATGTTCGGGTTTGATTGTTATTACATACCCAGAAATGAAGCTGCTGTATCTGATCTACTTTATGGCGATGACCCGTTAAAGAAATTTGATGCTGCATACCCTATGGAAGTGTATTTAACAAATTCTGTAGATCCCGGCATGAACAACGATTTCTTTTCTAAATTCGGGCTAGAAATTAAAAATACAATTAGAATTCAAGTGCCTAGAAGAGCATTTGCTAAAAGAGTACCTCAAGATACCCACACCAGACCAAAGGAAGGGGATTTAGTGTATATTCCATTTTTGTCTGGTACTGGCGAATTATATGAAATTAAATATACCAACGACGCCACAGACTATTTCACTTTGGGTAGAAAACAGCCATATTATTGGGAACTTGAACTAGAATTATTCAAATATTCTCATGAAGATATGAATACGGGGGTAGAAGAGATAGACGTTGTTGAACAAGTTAATTCTTTTGCTATTGATTATATATTGGATACTGGTACTGGCAACTTTAAAGTCAACGAATTAGCATATCAAGGTCCGGTAGGTTCACCAACAAGTTTCGCCACAGTACAAAATTGGAACGCTCCAACAAAAACTTTAAAAGTTACCAATATGTCTGGTATATTTGATTCTGATTTAAACGTTATTGGTTCTGAATCCGGAGCAAATTACTCTATACAGAATTTTGATGAATTGGATAACCCTCAAATTAGAGACGGTTGGGATAATAAGGTTATTGAAGATATTAGCGATACAGTAATAGATACTTCGGAAAGTAACCCATTTGGAATATTATAATGACCGCAATAAACCATTATCATAAATGTGTCCGCAAAATCACTTCTGCGTTTGCTTCAATATTTAATAATATAGTATTAATTAGGGACAATAACCAAAGAATCGTTGTTCCTATAGAATATGGAGATAAAGAAAAATTTGTTAAGAGGTTGCAAGGCGATCCAGAATTGGATAAAAAAGTCCAAGTCCTTTTACCTAGAATGTCTTATGAGATGGTTGGGTTTAATTATGATAAGGATAGAAAATTAAATACAAACAATAAAAATTTCTCTTCAAATCCGGATAATGCAGATAAAGCGTTTATGCAATATAATCCGGTTCCTTACGATTTCAATTTTGGATTGACAATATATACCAGAAATGTTGAAGATGGAAATCAAATTATAGAACAAATCCTTCCATACTTTACCCCAGATTATTCTTTAAGAGTTACTTTAGTACCAGAAATGGGTATAACTAAAGTAATACCTATTGTTTTAAACGACGTTAGATTAATTATAGAATCTGATGGGATGTTTAATACAGAAGTAAGAACAGTAATTTGGACTTTGAGTTTTACAGCTAAAGGGTTTATATTTGGGGCAGTTAAAGATGTTCCTATCATCAAAGAAGTAAACGAAAATTTCTTATTTGGTATTGGTGGTTCTTTCGATTCTGGAATCGGTACTTCTTGTAATCCAAATGGATCAAAATCTTTTAATGTGGACCCCGACGGATATGGCGACTATATAAATGGAGAATGGGTTTATCAGGGACAAAAATACGATTTGGCGTATGCTACTGGTAAGGTTGGGGATTGGAATGCAAATTCTAATACTGTTTATATTACCGATATTATGGGCAATTTCAAACTTAATCAACCAATAGTAGGAACAGATTCTCTTTCTATTCACGTACCAATTTCTGCCACATCAAACGATATGATAGCGTTCACAAAAACAATTACGGTATCCCCGAATACAGCAAACGCTAATTCTTACTGGCAACCAGAACTATCTATTACAGAATACGTTACATAAACATTATTATGAGCAAATTTGATGAAAAAATGGAAAACTTTTTTGAAGTTGCTCCATCTGAACCCAACAACCTTCCAGAGAAAATTTCTTCTTCAGAACCAATACCCCATGAAACTCTAGACGTAGATTTAAAGAAAGACTACGAAACAGCCAGGGAAAATTTTCACGAATTGATTGAGGTTGGTAAAGACGCAGTACAAGATATATTAACTATCGCAAGGGAAAGCGAAAAAGGAAGGGATTTTGAAGTTGCTGCAAATTTGCTTAAAAACGTATTGGACGCAAACCAACAATTATTAGATATACATAAAAAAGTAAGAGATATTTCTAATTACAAAAATCAAAAAGAAGAAAAAACCACAATCAATAATGCTTTATTTGTTGGTAGTACGACAGAATTAAGCAAAATGCTCAAAGATCTAAATTCAAAAGAAAAAATTATCGAAAATTAAATTATGATAGAGTCTTCTTATAGAGCTAATCCACAGCTCAAGCGTGAAGGAATACAAATAGAGTTTACTCAGGAGCAAGTAGAAGAATATATTAAATGCGCGTCTGATCCAATATATTTCATCCAAAATTATGTAAAAGTGGTCCATGTAGATAAAGGCGTTATTCCTTTTAATATGTGGGATTTCCAAAAAGACATGATTAAAACGTTTCACGAAAACCGTTTTAGTATTGTTAAGTGTCCTCGTCAGGTGGGAAAAACAGTTTCTTCTGTGGCGTACATTCTTTGGATGACTTTATTCAATGACGATCAAAACATAGCAATCCTAGCAAACAAAGGCGACCTAGCAAGAGAAATTCTCGATAGATACCAACTCGCATATGAAAACTTGCCTATTTGGTTACAACAGGGAGTTAGAGTTTGGAATAAAGGTTCTATTGAATTAGAAAACGGTTCGAAAGTATTGGCGTCTGCTACTTCTTCAAACGCCATACGTGGTGGCTCTTTCACATGTGTCTTTTTGGACGAATTTGCATTCGTTCCTTCTAATATAGCAGAAAATTTCTTCACATCTGTTTATCCAGTAATATCTTCTGGTAAAACAACTAAGATGATTATTGTTTCTACTCCAAACGGTATGAATTTGTTTTATAAAATGTGGACTGATGCTGTATCAAAAAGAAGTGAATATAAAACTTTTAGTATCCATTGGGGAATGGTTCCCGGAAGAGACGAAAAGTTTAAAGAACAAACAATCAAGAATACTTCGCTACGGCAATGGCAACAAGAATTTGAATGCGTTCATGGAGAAACTTTAATAGAAATTTTAGACACAAAAACAAATCAAACAATATCTATACCAATAAAAGATTTTTACGAAGATTTTGTTTGATTAAGACTTTTTTGCTTTATAAATATTATATTTTAGAAATATAGTTCATAATATGTGCGATAATTATAGAAAAATTTGGGAAAATCGTTTTGGGAAAATCCCTTTTGATGATAACGGAAGAACTTTTGAAATACACCATATAGACGGTAATAAGTCAAATAACGATATAAACAATTTATTGTGCGTTAGTATTCAAGAACATTATGAAATACACTATAAAAATGGAGATTATGGAGCTTGTGTTATGATAGCAAAACGCATGTCTTTACCTCCAAATTATATTTCTGAGATACAGAAAGGTGTTAAGAGACCGAGAATAGGTGGCGTTAAAAAGGGAACCAAACCTTGGAACAAAGGTTTAACTGGATATAAATTGAATTTAACTGAAGAAGGAAAGCAAAAACAAAATCAAGCAAAACCTAGAAAAATATCAGAAGAAAATGTAAGGGTAATTATAAAAAACTATAAAGATAGAATTTTTATAGAAGACGACAGAATAGGAAAAACGCAAAAAAATGGTAAAAAATTAACATACGAAAAAGCTTTTGCAGAATATTATTCTAAAATTTATAATGTTACTGATACTAGAATTTTGCAAATAATAAAAAATGTTTAAAGAAAATAATAGATATTTAATAAAAACCCCTTTAGGGTTTGAATCCTTTAAGGGTATACAAAATAAAAAAATTAATATATTATATACTTTTATTTTTGAAGACGGGGAATCAATAAAGTGTTCTGGAGGTCACAAATTTTTAACTGACATCGGATTTTTAGAAGCCAAAAATATAACTCTAAAAAACACGATAACAAACAAAAAAATAAAAGATATAGTAACAGAAAACGGAATTTTTGATGTATATGAACCTATATCTGTTGGAACGTATAAAACATATTTTACTAACAACGTCATTTCTCACAATTGTGATTTCCTGGGTTCAACAAACACCCTCATATCTGGCGAAAAACTGGCTACAATAGCATATAAAGAATCATTAAAAAAATATGCGGATATGATAGTTTATGAAGACCCTATAAAAGAATTTTATGATGAGGATACTGGAGAGTTATTAACTAGAGATCATTTATACGCAATGACTGTAGACGTTTCAGAAGGTAAAAATTTAGATTATTCTGCGTTTTCTGTTTTTGACGTTTCAACTATGCCTTATAAGCAAGTTGCTGTTTATAGAAATAACGCAATACCTCCAATGTTATACCCAACTGTTCTTAAAATGTGTGCTGAATATTATAATAACGCTCATGTATTAATTGAAGTAAATAATAATCCACAAATAGCAGACGTTTTAATTGAAGATTTAGAATATGAAAACGTATTAAAGGTTTCTTCTGGTAATAAGCGAGCACAAACATTATGTTTATACGGAGGTAGAAACGTTGCTATGGGATTAAAAATGAGCCCACTAGTTAAACGTATTGGTTGTTCTACTCTAAAAACCCTAGTCGAAACGGATAAATTGGTTATACAAGATTTTGAAACTATATCCGAATTAACAACATTTGTGCAAGACGGTCCTTCATATAAAGCCGAAGAAGGGGCAAACGACGATCTTGCTATGACTTTGGTCATATTTGGTTGGTTGGCAACACAAAAAATGTTTAAAGAAATAGTAGATCACGACCTCAGAAAACAACTTCAGTTAGAACATTTTAACTTTTCTGAAGAAGACCAACTACCTTTGGGCGAATTAGACAACGGATTAAAATTTGAACATTTTGTAGAAGGTAATTCCGTTTGGATAGAAACGTCTGACCCAGACCCATATAAACTTATTTTAAAGGATATGTTAGATTTTTAAAACGCTCAATTTTATAAATAATTATATCAATTTACACTATAATAGGAGATAAAAATGAGTGTTTTAAATATGTTATCCCCAGGAATTCAAGTAAACGAAGTAGATTTGACTACTATCGTTCCTGGAGTATCTACTTCTGTAGGAGCATTCGTTGGGGAATTCAATTGGGGACCAGTTAATCAACCAGTGCTCATTTCTAACGAGACGCAATTACTATCGGTTTTTGGAAAACCCACAACAGAAACTTCAGATTCTTATGTTGCTACTTCTTTCTTTTCTTGTGCAAACTTTTTGTCTTATACAAATTCTTTGTATGTAACAAGAACTATTAACGCAAATAGCGCATTAAATGCCTCAACAGACAGAACAGCAAATAAAATTTTAATTTCCAACGAAGACGCATACGAAAATAATTATTTAAATGCTAATAATGAATTCTTATACGGCGACTTTGTAGCAAAATATCCCGGAAAAATTGCCAATGGACTTCAAATTTCTTTGTGCGCAAATTCTGCTGGTTTTTCTTCTTGGTCTTATAAGAACTATTTCGATAACGCTCCAGGAACATCAACTTATGTCGCAGAAACGACTGGAAATTACTCTGCCAATGACGAATTCCATATGATTGTTATCGACAGTTTGGGGAAAATGTCTGGTAAAGCTAATACAATCCTTGAAAAATTTGCATTTTTATCAAAAGCAAAAGATGCAGTAGATATTAACGGAAGAAGTTCTTATTTCAAAAACGTTTTGCTACAATCATCGAATTATTTGTATGTGTTAGACAACCCAGATTATGCAAATACAGCCAATACTTGGGGAAAACTTTCTTCAGACGTTGTTTCTTATGATTC